GCCGCGAGCAACGTATATGTCACGTTCGAGAGCGGGCTGACCTCGTTCACGAAAACGGGAGAAGCTCTCGCCCTGACGGAGCGGAGCGTGAGCGTCACGCTGACGCAGGAGGAAACGCTGCCGATGCTGTCCACGGTCAATATTCAGGTCAACTGGACTACGCCCGACGGCAAGCGGCTCGCATCCGAGGTGATCCGCTGTGACATGAGCAAGCAGCTCCTGATGGCGGTGGTCGAATGATCACGCTCCCGGTCGAAGCCGCATCCTCGGTCGAGACCGTGCCTGTCAGCGTGGCGGCAACCGGCGCGGCGTTCGCGGCGACTGCGGGAACGGTTCACGCGTTCGATGTCCGCGTCCAGACGGACAGCGTCGCCTCGCCAGTAACGGCAGGAGCTTCGGGCGCGGCGTATCCCGTTTCTGCCGGAACGATCACGCCCATCGTACCCGATCCGTATACCGGCGAGTACGAAGTGACCCCGTCCGAGGAAACGCAGATCCTGCAAACGATGAACAAGAACATGACGCAGAATGTCACGATCAACCCGATCCCGTCGAACTATGGCAAGATCACATGGAACGGAGCGGTGCTGACCGTATCATAGGAGGAAAATCAATGGCACAGAATGTCATCATCAACGGCGTGACATACCAGAACGTCCCCGAAGTCAATATCCCGAAGTCGGGAGGCGGCACGGCAAAGTTTCTCGACACGAGCGACGCGAACGCGGTCGCCGGTGAGATCCTCGACGGAAAGACCGCGTACGTCAACGGCGTGAAGATCACCGGGAGCATCCAGTCGAAAGCAGCTGCGACCTACACGCCCACGACCAGCGACCAGACGATCTCCGCCGGGCAGTATCTCGCAGGAGCGCAGACCGTCAAGGGCGACGCAAACCTGCAAGCACAGTATATCGCGAACGGCGTGGAGATCTTCGGCGTGCAAGGCTCGCTTTCTGCGGCTGTGATCTCGCAGGACTCCACGACCAAGGTCTTAAGCATCAGCTAGGAGGCGGCTATGGCGAACGTGACCATAGCTGGCGCGAGCTACGCAGACGTTCCGGCGATCGTTGTGCCGCAGACGGGAGGCGGCTCCGCACAGTTTGACGATACCACGGACGCGACCGCGACCGCCGCTGATATCCTTACAGGCAAGACCGCCTATGTAAACGGAGTAAAATTGACAGGCACGGGGAGCGGAGGCGGCGGCGGTACTTATGGGTGGTTTGGAAACGGTGCGGAAAAGGTGGCTACCGTCATAAACAAGGCTATTAATCTGTCCGCTGATACTAGTTATGATTCGTGGTCGGCATCTACAACGGCAACAACGATAAAAGCGGCTAGTTCTACGGCAGATTATACGCTTTCAGATGCAAGCGGGGATTATGATTACTGTTTTTTGAGTAGGTTTTTTTGCCAACCAGTATATATAGCAGGGACAACGCTTAAGTCCACAACATACCGTTTCTGTTTCTACTATGCTTATACATTCTTTGGATTCCCAAACAAAAGTACAATAGCGGATATGCAGGCAGGAACTCCGATAGGTAGTAGTGTAAACACCTATAACTCAGCATCTGCTTATGGTGGTACATCAAATAGCATTACTGCCATTTACTACTACAATAGTTCTGGCAACATAGCCTCTTATGGTTCGCCATACGCTCCTGCATATGTCACTAGTGGTGGAACATACTCGGTAAGCGCAACAAATGGGAAATTTACGGCTTCCATTATGCTTCCTGCCATCAACGCAAGATGTAACTCTTCACGATTTGCTACCAGTATGAAAACGAAAGTGGACTCTGCGAATACCAATATGTACATAACCACAGATTTGATACGCTGTCCCCGTGGAAACGCATTTGGTTCGGCGCAGTTTGAAATGTTAAGAGCAGATTTGAACGCATAAGGAGGTATTTTATGGAGATCCTTACGAAAGAATGGTGGAAAGCAACGCTGATCAGGATGATAAGAACATTCGCGGAATCTATGTTAGCGTACATCGGCACGGGCGCGGTTGTCCTCGGTGATGTGTCATGGCTCGCCGCGCTATCGGCTGGTGCGATGGGTGCGGTGATCGCGCTGCTTCTGGCATTCGCCGGTTTGCCGGAAGTACGGAGGACGGAGATCGAGTATCACGGCCCGATCACGGAGGAGGATCGCGAGAATGAGTGACGCTGTCATCGTGGCACTGATCACGGCGGGCGCGGCTGTCCTCTCGAACTGGCTGATCGCACGGTCGAACAGAGAAAAGGACGCGCTCGCACAGAAGAAAGAATCAGAGCAGCGCGGCAAGGATGAGCAGGAGCTGCGCGACCGGCTGAAGAGCATCGAGCAGAAAGTGGACGAGCATAACGGCTACGCAAAACGCTTCGAGGAGATCGCGGTCGCGCTGGGCGAGATCAGGACTGAACTCAAGCATATCAATAGGGCGGCGTGATGCCCGCGCACGACAGGTGTACGGACAGCCGCGCACAATGCCCACCAATCGGACGCTGTCCGCACACTACGACACGGGTAATCCGTTAAGTTGTAGAGTAGCAGGACAGCGTCTTTTTTTATTTCCACGCGTGCGACGAACGTTCGCACCAGCTCGCGCCGCACGTCAGGATCCGAGACATCCATCCGCTGATAACGCTTCAGCAAGACACGCACCTGCTCCTCCGTGAGGCGCGGGTGCTTGATGTTCGCGTTCGCGATCTTCAGCGTCAGCTCGTCCTCTTCCGCTTCGAGCGCGGTCAGGCGTTCCGCGAGCGAGCGGGATCCGGGCGCGTTCTCCATGCTGTCGAGGATGTTCTTTTTCCTGCGCTTCACTTCTTTCAGCTGCTCCCTGTATCCGTCGACCGGGTCGAACTCCGCGTCCTGATACTCCATGATCCCCGCGCAGATCTGTTCGATCACCTCGTCCGTCAGCATATCCTCCACGGTCGCACGCACGACCGCGTCCTCCAGCACCTCTTTCCGCACCCGTCCGCTCCCGCACCCGCGCTTCTTCCGCGCAGACCGGCACATATAATATCGGTGCTGTGCGCCGGTCTTACTGGTACACATATCCCCGACGAGCGGTTCGCCGCATTCGCAGTACGCAAGGCCCGATAAAATGTAATCTTCAACAGGATGCCCTCTGTGCGCTTTGTGACACTTCTGTGCAAGGTTGTAAGTCTCCATATCTAAAATCGCCATCTGGGGCTGGAAATCGCGTTGCAACGACCACCTCCCGACGTATCTTTCGTTTCGGAGCATTCTAAATATCGCGTTCACGGAGTACGGCGTGCCGTTCCTCGACAGGACTCCATGCTCGGCGAGCATCGCGGAGATCTGCTTCTTTGTCGCGCCGTGGATGTGCATCTGGAACGCTTCACGGACGAGCTTTGCCTTGTCCTCGTCGATGATGATGTGCCGCTCCGCGTCCAGCTTGTACCCGAACGGGATCATGCCGTAACTGATGCCCTTACTGATGTTCTCGCGGATCCCGCGCCGCACTTTCTGCGACAGGTCGGCAGAGTAGTATTCCGCGAGTCCCTCAAGCACCGATTCGAGTATGATGCCCTCCGGGGTATCGGGGACGGACTCGGCTGCGAACTTCAGCGAGACACCCGCTTTCTTTAACTGCATCTTTGCGAGCGCGATGTCCTGCCGGTTGCGCCCGAAGCGGTCTATCTTCCATACGATGACCGTATCGAATGCGCCGCGCTTCGCATCGTCGAGCATCCGCATGAACTCCGTGCGCCCGGCGGTCGAGCGTCCGCTGATGTGCCGGTCGGCGTAGACCTCCGCGATCTGGATGCCGTGATCCTGCGCGTACTTCTCGCAATCGTGAACCTGCCCCTCGATGCTCTGCTCCGTCTGCTGCGGGCCGTCCGAGTACCGGGCGTAGATCGCGCCGATCATGCGATCACCTCACTATGCGAAGACGGTGTTTTTAAAAATTCCTTGACTAGAAACTGCGCGTTCTTCATCAGCATGGATTTCCCGCCCTCGTTCATCGAGCGGAACAGCGCGAGCAGCTGCCGCTCGTCATCGGCGAGGTAGTCGTCCGAATCGCGACCGATCAGCGTGTCCACGGAGATACCGAATCGGTCTGCCACAGCAACGACCTTGTCATAGGACGGTTTATTCACATCCCACGCTCTTATCGTGCCCTGTCCGAAATGCAGTTCTTTTTCGATCCTGTTGATTGATGTGCCGTTCTGCTTCGCGAGTTCGCGAATTTGCTCTGTTAATGAATTGTTCACGGAAATCTCCTCAATTTCAGTATTGCAAACTGGGAAATTCCCTGTATAATGGTGTCGAGGGTTGGGAAATCTCCAAGTTATGCGGTTGGTTGGCACTTACAGTATACAGGAGATTTCCCCACTCTACAACAAGAAAGGGGGAAATGAGATGGCTGTTTATACTGGCGTTTACTCCCGCATCAAGTCCATGTGCAAGGAGCAGAAGCTGACGATCAAGGAACTTTGTTTCCGTTCGGATGTGAAGCAGACAGCGATGCAGGAATGGGACGAGTCCATGCCCGCAGCCGATAAGCTGGCGGCGGTCGCGGATGTCCTCGGAACCACGGTAGAAGAACTTTTGAGGGCAGTGTGATGCAGATGAGCAAAGAGGAGTTCGTCGAGACCATCATGCGGTTGGCCCGGCAGGAGCGGCAGATGAAAGAACTCGCCGAGAAAGAACGACAGCGGAGGATCCGCTACGAATTGAACGACTACATCATCACGACAGCGGGGAAGATGAGATGGGACAGGAATTACAGGCGGTCAAGGAATCCGCGCCGCAGGAAATGGGATTTCATCAACGAGTAGCGATGCGGCGGTTGTGCGCCGCGATCTACAGGCAAGGCATGAAGGAGGTTTACGGCATTGAATCTATTCGAGTTGAACGCGGCTATTCGGAACGCGTACCAGAGCTTCGATCCAGAGACAGGGGAGATCACCGTTGACATCGACGGTCTGGAACTCCAGCGCACGGACAAGATCGAGGGCATCGCTCTCTCCATCAAGGAAGACATCGCGCTCGCGGATGCCATCGAAGCAGAAGCGAAGAAGATGATCGAGCGGGCGAAGAGCGTGAAGAACCGTGCGGAGCGTTGGAAAAGGTATCTCGGCGACGCGCTGACCGACGTGGACGAGGAGACGAACGAAGTGAAGCGCGAGAAGTTCGGCACGGCGCGGGTATCCATCGGCTGGCGCAGAGCCGAGAAAGTCGAGATCGAGGACGAGCCGGGATTCATCGCGATGCACCCGGACTTCTGCGCGACCAAGGTCGAGGTCAAGCCAGACCGTCAGCTGATCAAGAAGACCATCAAGGACGGCGGCGAGGTCACGGGCGCGGCACTGGTCGAGACACAGAGCATTCAAATCAAGTAAGGAGCGGAACATGACACAGGATCAAATCATTCAAATCACGAACACGACCGTCAGCTTCATCACGGTCATCCTCGCGGGAGCTGTGATCACCTCGGCGGTCGGGGCGTGGCTTCGGAACCGGCGCGAGGAGCGTGCGGCGCGGATCCGGGCGACCGAGGCCCGCGTGGACGAGATGCACGAGCGGGAGCGCGACCAGTGGACGAGCCTCCTGCGTGAAAAGGACGGGCAGATAGCCGCGCTCAATAACGAGATCCTGCGGCTGTCGAGGAACTACGACATCGTGAGCAACATCCTCAAGGTTGCGGAAAAGAAAGGAGCAGAGGAATGAGCAAGAAAAGGAAAGCCCCTGTCGATGCGGGAACATCGAACAAGGGCAGGATGGGAAACGGAGCGTTTACCCAGTACGAGTCTATCATCGCAGATCTGTTTGGTCAAGCGTGCGTTCGGGTGCTGAAGCTGAACGAGAAACATCAGGACGAAGAGGGGTACGGCGTTTACTCGCTCTCCATTTTGGACGCGTGCATCTCTTGCTACAAGTACACGGGAACGGGAGAAGCTGCGACCGTCTTCAATGCGTACAAGAGCGAGGTCGCGGACATCGGACTCGACACCGCGCTTCGCAGCCTCATCGAGGCACTGGACGGGGAGGTGGACGCATGAACCGCCAGCAGATCATCGCGGCGATCCGCGAGGCATATCCCGGATTCCGCGCTCCCGACTATGCGAAAGCGCACAACCCAGACTATTACGGCATCGAACTGACGGCGGGCGCGAAAGCCATCGAGCGCGGGTGCATCCCGTCACGGCGGCGGGTGCGCGTGGAACTCCACCGCAAGCTGACGTGGCGTGCGGATCATCCGCTGTTCGACCGCGTGCAGAGAGCCAAGGAAAAGACCGGCATCGCGACCACGCAGGAGCTGATCACGGTCGCGGTCATTCGGTATCTGGAGGAGGTCGAAGCATGAGCGTTTTCGAGAAGCTGAACAGCATCAACGTGAACGGACACACAGAGAAAAAGAACGGCCTGACATACCTCTCGTGGGCGTGGGCGTGGGCCGAACTTCTCAAGGCGTACCCGGACGCGACGTACACCGTCTACGAGAACAAGGACGGCTGGAACTATCACACGGACGGACGCACCGCGTGGGTCAAGACGGGCGTGACGGTCGAGGGAAAGGAGTACATCGAGGAGCTGCCCGTGATGGACTTCAAGAACAGGAGCATCCCGCTCGAATCCATCACATCGATGGATGTGAACAAGGCGATCCAGCGGTCGCTGACAAAGGCGGTCGCACGGCACGGACTGGGTCTGTACATCTACGCGGGCGAAGACCTGCCGGAGGGAGACGAGGATCCGAAGCCGAAGCAGACGAAGCAGGTTGATCCCGAAGCGGTGAAGCAGGACATCATCCGACTGGCGGGCGGTGATATGGGATTCATCACGGAGACCATCGCAAAGACGAAGCCGGGCGCACGCTCGCTCGACGATCTCACGGACGAGCAGCTGCTCAAGTTCCGAGCGTTCCTTGAGAAGCGGCGGTGATGGGAGTGAGGGTTTATATGAAACTGTATTTCTCCATCCTTGAGGACTGGGAAGACCTGAACGACGAGGAAGTGGGCGTCCTCATCCGCGCCTGCCTCGCTTACGCAAAGGACGGCATCGAGCCGTCCTTCGCGGAGCGGGAGCTTCGGGTCGCGTTCAAAGCGCAGAAGCGGCACATCGACGAGGACAAAGAAGCGTATGCAGAAACATCCGTAAAAAGATCTGTATCGGGCGCGATGGGAGGCAGACCGAAAAAGCAAATGCTTTCCGAAAAAGCAAATGCTTTTAAAAAAAGCAAATGCTTACAAGAGAAAGAGAAAGAGAAAGAGAAAGAGAATCCCTCTAAAGAGGGAGTAAGGCGTTTCACGCCACCGACCGCCGACGAGGTCGCGGAGTACTGCGACGAAAAGGGGTACACCATCGATCCCGAACGGTTCGTATCGTTCTACGCGCAGAAAGGATGGATGGTCGGCAAAAACAAGATGGTCGACTGGAAAGCGGCGGTGCGGCACTGGTCAACGCGTGACCGGGCAGAGCGGGCAGCTGCGAAGCCGCAGACGCAGTACTCGAACGCGGAACTCGAAAAGCTGGAGGTCGATTTGAACGGAGGTGACTTCTCATGGTGAAGCGGATCCTGTTTGCCGTGTTCGTCGCGGCGGTGATCCTCGGCGCGATCCTGTACGCAAGAGCGGACGCGGAGGTGGTGTTCCTCGACATCGTGCCAACGCCCGCACCCGATCCAATCGTCAAGGAGTGGGAGATCCCGAAGCAGGACTGGAGTGAGTCGGAGATAGACGGACTCGCGAGTATCTACTGGGCCGAGTGCAACAACGACCGCCAGCGCAAGGCATACACGGCGGTGATCTGGAACAGGGCGCGATACGGCGAGCCGTTCCCGACAGGACTGACGGCGGTCATGTATCAGCGGGGAGAGTTCAACCACGGAAGAGTCTCGGACAGGAACCGGGCGAAAGCGCAGGAGTATCTCGACCAGATGGCGGCGGGGTTCTGCACGATCCCGCAGAGCGCGGTCTACATATCGCGGGAAGGGCAGACGATGCGGCTATACGACATCAACTGGTCGCTCGTGATGGTAGTCAAATGATTACTTTCCAGCGTGACGGGTTCGTGCTTCGGATCCGACGAAAGAAAGACACCTATCACACGGTGATCGAGATCGGAACGCTCGACGGCGGCGTGGACAGGGTCGGGCATCTAAAGAGCGACAGGGCAGCGGACTTCGTGAAGTTCCTAGCGGCGTTCCTGTCGGACGAAGTGTAGGTGATCGCGGATGATGACTGAAGCGGACGAGCAGAAGCTGCTCTTCCAGTGGTCGGAGTGGTACGCGAAACAGCATCCCGAAGTTCGGCTGATGTTCCACATCCCGAACGGCGGGAGCAGGAACCCCATCGAGGGACGGCATCTCAAGGAACAGGGAGTCAAGGCTGGCGTGCCGGACATCCTATTGCCGGTCGCGAGGCACGGGGCGCACGGGCTGTTCATCGAGATGAAGCGGAGCAAGGGCGGCGTGCTGTCGCGGTTCCAGAGCGAGATGCTTACGGACTTGATGCTGAACGGATACAGGTGCGCGGTGTGCCACGGTTACGAAGAAGCGAAACAGGTGATCGAGGAGTATTTGAAAGGAGAAGAAGAATGCTGAATGTGTTCTGCTGTCACGACCTATCAGACGAAGAGAGCAATTACTGCGCGGTGTACGGAAATATATGCCACTGTCCGTTTCCGTGCAAATACTGCGAGGGGAGGTACAAGAGCGATGGAGCTGAACGATCTGAAGAGTCTGCGGAGTGACGTGCTGACCTATCAGCACATCTTCGACCGGGTGGACGCGCTGCGGGATAATCTCGAACGCATCACGGCGCAGTACGGAACGGATCCTCGCGGAGGCGGGAGCGGGGACAAGATGAGCGACATGATCGCGCAGATCGTGGACATCCTGAACAGCCTCTCCGCACGCCTGATCGAGATAGAGAAGAAGCGGTACGCCGCAGAGCTGGCGATCAGGCAGCTGCCAGC